AAGATAACTAGCGGTACTGGTGCCGGACAGGAAAAGATAATTGTTGATAATACGGCGGACACCTTATCAGTTGCATATCTTTGGGAGACCACGCCTGACGGGACCTCAAAATTTGCTATCTATGATTTTGAAACAATTATTTCACCGGGAGCCGGAAACAAAGGGGTATTGCTTACATACCAATCCAAAGTCACGTTGAAATGGTTAAAGTTTGATGCTGGAGCATATGGAGTGTACTCTCAATCAGCCAGTGCGGGAAATACAATATTTTCCTGTAATTTCGATTCTCAAACCACTATGGGAGTCTGGGTGGGTGAGGGCTCCACAGTCACCATTCAAGGATGCAATGTTGATGCTACAGGTAGAGGCATAGTGTTCGATGCGTCATTTGGATGGATAAAGGATTGTTGGGTTCATGATTGTGGATCAACTGCTCCAACAGCCTTCGCCGCGGGCATTCATAGTGTTGCCGGGGTATTTCATATGCAGAGAAATTACGTGAATTCCAATAATAATAAAGGGGTGTATATTCAGAGGAATGGAGTGGTTTCTTTTTGGAAGGGTGGAAATGCCAATTTTATTGCAGACCATGATTCTGCTGGTGATTATGGTGTATATGCAGATATGGGAGGAGTAGGAATGGATGCTTCTCAGCAAGTCTTTGGGAGTTCACCTGATCACAATGATGAGGATTATGGAGCTGATGCGACAAGTTTTGCCTATGTATCATAAGGAGAGTTTACTATGAAGGTTTATTTTGGCTCATTTCCGGAATCGGAGGATAATCATTATATTTATCATGTGATAAAGGATGTTGACGATCCATTTTTTACACATTCCGTCAATGTGCCTTTGGATGTATTGTACATAGATGAAATAGACGAAAATAGGCATCTAATGGTTGATCTGTTGAGGTGCGTCAGAAAGAAGGATGCTGACGGTGATCCCCGATTTTTTATCAAAACGGACGGCACTTTAGTAGAAAAGGAAGGATGGGTGGAGCACGTTGTTATATAGTGAGAGAGTGATATTTGAAAACACCGATCGCAAGGAACTTGCCAATCAATATGCTTGGGCTATTGATAGACTTCAGCTTATTGAGGACAATTATGCTGGCTTGACGTTGGAACAGGCTAAGCAGGCTATTGGTGATCTGGCTAAAATTCAAAAAGGCTTATTGAAAACGCTGAGGGAAATGATTGTCAAATAATAAACTGAAACATAGGCTCACTGTTCGTGTAAAGGTAGAGAAGTATTGCGAGGGTGAACAAGAGCCGTATGAGGTGACGGAGCGTACTATAGAACTGCCGCAGAGTGCTCGTAGAAATGCGAATATCGCACAGAGACAAGAGTTCTTAGACAAAGAGGGTCATAGTATATGTCACTAACAGACGTTGGCGCAGAAGCTATTGCATCAGCCATAATTGGGGATGGTGACGTCACATTATTCAATGCTGCCAATGCTGCAATAGGTGTAGGAGATGATGACACGGCTTTTGCTGCGGATCAGACAGAGCTTGAGGCTGAGGCTAGCAGTGCTCCAGGTAGCTCGCTTCGTAAGGCGATGGACAGCGGCTATCCACTACGAGATCCAGACGATGATGGCAGCGATAACAAAATAAGATTCAAGGCTACTTTTGGAACCGCTGAGGGTAATTTTCATTGGGAAGAGTGGGGAATTTTCAATGACGACACTGAAGGAGCAGGGGAGATGCTCTGCCGTGTTGTGGAGGATTTAGGTACAAAGCCTGGAACTGATAGTTGGATATTCACAATTGATGTCACAGTGAGTGCGTAATGGCCGATGTAGCCAAAAACAGTTCAGCCACTTTATCTCCAACATTGACGGAATCTGGATCTCTGTCAAGACCACGGCCCTTCTCTCTATTTCATGGCATATTGGATAGTTGGGAGCTATCAGAAGGCAGGATACGTCTGACAGCAACTAACGTGTTGAATACATGGCAAGAGCACTCATTGTCCCGTCATAGTTCAAGCTGTCGTTGGCGCGCGTTCAAAGGGCCAGAGTGTCAGTATGTAGGTTCTGCGGTGCATTGCGACAGATCCTATACCAGATGTGTAGAGTTGGGTAATCAAGCAAATTTTGGGGGCTTCCGCTTCTTGCCAGACATTGTGGACAAAGAGGTATGGTGGGGTAAGGATAGAGATGTATGATTCATCCAAATCTGACATCACTGACAATGCACCTTATTGGACAGAAGTATCATCTAGGTCAGATAGATTGTTTCAATATAATTGTGGAGTATCTCAGACATCGAGGAGCAACAATCCCAGATCAATTCAAGGGGGTCACTCTGCAATCATATGGGAGTCTATACAAGGAACATCCGGAAGAGGCAAGAACCGTGATGGTGGAATTCGTAGATTCCTTAATGAAAGAAGTCAACGCAAAGCGGACTCTGCCGGGGGACGTGCTTCTGCTCAAGTTTCGAGGAAAGACCTCTGCTCCTTTTCTCGCGATAAGGGCCGCAGGCGGGATCGTAGTATTCGCTGAACAACGATATGGAGTCATGACTAACACAATCAGACATTATAGAGTGTTGAGGGCTTGGAGATGGGTGGAGCAGTCATAGGCACAATAGTCAAGTTTGCCATTATTGGTACAGCCGCAGGAGCCGCCGCTACCGTTTTGCGGCGGGCTATGGCTGACGATCCTGGGTATAGTGATTGGTCACAAGATATTCGAGCCAACACAAGAGATCCAAGCACTAAGATACCCATTATTTATGGTAAAATGCTTGTTGGTGGTAATGATGTTTTCATTCATGTCAAAGGGGATGACAATCAGAAGCTGTACGTGGTTCAGACATTATCTGAGGGGCCTTGTGATAGCATAGTCAATCTTTATCTTGGTGATAAGCCTGAAAGTGACTTTGGCAACAAAAGTGATTACTGGTTCCGTCAGGGGACAGCCACGCAGACCTATCCTAGTGAGTTTCATGATCAAGTACCACGTTGGATTGATAATCTTCGCTACACTTGTCATATCATATGGAAACTAACCTACGATTATGACCTGTTTCAGAGCCTTCCACAGAGAACGGTCAAATTGAAGGGTCGGCAACTTTTTGATTTTCGTGATGCTACTACAGCATGGTCCGACAATCCTGTGCTTGCCTTGTACGATTTTATGACCAATACTCGATATGGATTTGGATTTAGTCAATCTGAGTTTGATTTGTTCGATCTTGAGAGTTGGAGTGAAGCTGCCGATTACTGTGATACCAAAGGTTGGACTATTAACATGCGGATTGATCGTGATGAATCCGGTGGCGATGTTATTGACAAGATTTGTCGCCTATTTCGTGGGCAGTTGGTTTGGTATAATGGTAAATTTTATCTTCGTTATGCCGATCTCAACTATGAAAGCTCCTGCATGACATTGAATGATGAGCATATAGTTCAGAATGAAGAGGGTTATCCTGAAATTAGTATAATTGAACCGGGAGGATTTGATAGCCCCGATGGATTGCGTGTATCTTTTATCAATGCAAGTAAGGAGTACACTGAGGATTCTGTGCTTATAGGAACGGAGTCTGGCACTATCAAAAGTATAACACTTGATGGTTGTACCAGTCGCCAGCAAGCAAGCGATATTGGAGTCTATATATTGGAGCGTCTTCAATTGGACAGAATTATAAGTGGAATATTTCGGGATGATGCTGTTCAATTGGAACCGAATGACATTATAACATTCAATTCCACGGCCCTTGCCATATCGGCTCAGTTGATGAGGGTGCAAAGAGCGGATATACGGGAAGATGGTTTAATTGAGCTTGAGATGCTGTATGAATCCACTGAATTGTATGACGATGATTATGACACTGATATAGAAACCGAGTATGTATGTGACTTACCCGATCCAAGTGATCCTCCACCTAGTGTAGTCAATGCAACAATATCCGAGGAGTCCTACACGTATCGTTTACGGACGTTCACTCGATTGGCCGTCACATTCGATGAGCCTTCAAATTATCCGTGGTTTGATTATGTGGAGGTTTGGGTTGGCAGGGATAGTGAGTCCGAGAGCGATGGATCGCCCGTATATTCCCATCAGATGAACGCCACAAGTGATTTTACAATAGAAAATGTGGAGGATGGTGAGGGTTATTGGGTGAGATTAAAAGTGGTGTCCATTCATGGAACCAAACAATCAGATGCAGCATCAACGCTTTTGTACCATGAGGTTGGTGGGTATAATGATCAGCCGACCTCACTTGACGGTTTGCAGGTCAGCGTCAATGATAACACTGTCAACATTTGGGCTAATCGCATTGATGAGGAAGATATAGAACTATACGAGTTTCGACTGGGAGCCACGTGGGCGTCCGCAATCTTTCTTGCCGCTTTGCGAGCACCTAATTTGAGCCTTACAGGCGTTAAGCCTGGTGCCCACACATTTTGGTGCAACACTTTAAGTACCAATGGTGAGTATGGAGCCACACCTGTCTCTGCCTCAGTTACTTTGATTGACCCTCCAGATGGATGGGCGTTGCAAGATTCTGAAACGTGTGATTATGATGACAGTGGTGAGGATCATCAGAACACGGAACAGTATGATTACAGTGGTGATGATTATTTGAAGTGTTCTCACGGTAGCGCGGGTTTGTCCGGTACGTATACTTCTCCAATATATGATCTAGGTGGAAGTGGGCGTTATCTAGTTTATGTGTTGGCTAGTATTGTCATGTTAGGAGCAGGGAATACTTGGGATGATGTTATTCCTAATGATTCTGTCGATCAAACAACCTGGGATGACATAAATATAACCACTAGAACTTGGCGTGAGATATTTGAGTTGCAGGATGCTGGACGAGTTGAAATACGATTGTATCATGGTGAATCTAGTCCGCCTACCAGTTATGTAGATAGAATGGAAATTCTTTCGACTATCGTGACAGGTCGGTATTTCCAAGTTGAGATAACAATAACCGATCCATCGGCATCTGTCAATGCAATTGTGGAGAACTTCACATTGAAATTTTGTCAATAAGGGGTGAGAGAAAATGGTACAAACCTATACAGCAGACTGTTATGATCCGAGTAACGTCGGCGATACCGATCTAACTCATATGGAAGAGAATTTTGCCGCACTGAAGAGCAGCTTCTCAGGCGGCTCTCAACCTAGCAATGCTGTGGCTGGTATGCTGTGGCTTGACACTACACAGAAGGTGTTAAAGAACAGGGATCAGGCTAATAGTGCATGGTATGGTCTTATGCACGGAGATACCAGTCAGAAGATATGGGTGTATAGGAATACCGCTATGGATGGATGGGTGGTAGACTCTACTGTCACGGATGTTGTCATTGCTATTAAGGGTGGCAGTAATGCCTACAATGTTGCCGGTGCGCAGACAGCGGGTTCATGGAGTCATGCGCATACTATTTCTAGTACTAGTCATAATCATTATTTGAAAAATGATACAATAGTGTATCCTTCATATAACGCAGATACAGATGATAAAAATGAAGATTATTTTGCAACAGTTTATGACGGGCAAGTCCAGGTGTTCAAAACTGGTGGGGGATCAACGGCGTTGCATCGGTTAGATGACTTGACGGTAAGTCAACACGGTGCTTCTAGTACTACTTCTACGGTTTCTGCTTGGCGTCCTGCTGCCGCAGTAGGTACGCTTCAGCGTCTAGACTTATAAGGAGATTTGCCATGCTAACCAAAGCTGATAAGAAATGGATCGAAGAGTTGGTAATCAAAACCTTGACCCGCACAGTTGTAATTGAGCGGGGACCACGCAAGCAGGGTGATCCTGAGAAAGTAATCAAAGAAGAAGAGTGGAACATGATTGACTACGCCCTGAGTTACCCATCCAGGATTGAGGCTGCTCTGCGTGGTGTGCAAGAGGATGTGGACAAGATGAAGAACCGCATAGCTGTCATGCAAGGGCAGATTCAGATTGTGGGTGATACGTTGATTGCTATGGAAGAGAATGCTAGGAAGTTAGCCATGCTATCTGATCGGGTGGAGCAATGCTCCGTGGATTCTGGCTTGAGATTCACACCAATACAACTGACAGAAGGGAGTGATTAGATGGATGGCATAACTATAACGGGAGTGGTGAGTACAGTATTCGCAACGGCTGTTGGGACAGGCTGGGCTATATTCAAATACTACAATGGAAAGTTGGAAGAAAGGAACAAGGCACAGGATGAGAGAATAGGTGCAATGGTGACTGAGAGTACATGCCGAGAGCGTCACGCTGGTTACGTGGATAGAGTGGACAAGTTGGATCGGAAGGTAGACAAAGTCATTGATGCTGCCAATGATGCCAGAGAGAAGGTAGTTATGATTGGAACCAAGCTCGACGTGTGGATGGCGAAGAATGGCAACAAGTGTTGAAAAAAGATTTGCGAACTACATGGTATCATGTTGCCCAGTGTATTCCAGTCTAGAGCAAGTCAGGCATTTTGATTTTGTCGCAGAGCTAAACGATCCTCAACGGCAACATATGTCCTTAGAGCTTATGTGGAAGGCTGATGTCGTCCGAGACATCGCCGGAGTGCCTATGATTATACACTCTGCCTATGCTATCTCCGGCCATTCCAATCCAAACTCTA